CGTCTAACGCATACGGAACTCCCGGCACTACTCCATTCGGTACTGCTGGCGATTTCAGCGACGCTTCATTCGCTCTCAAGCTGCTAAAAGACAACGGTGCGCCGTTGACTGGCAACCAGCTCGTCGTGAGTTCTGCTGCTGGCGCTTCTATGCTCGGTCTGCAAAGCCGCACCGACGTTCAGGGCAACGACTCAATGCTGCGTCAGGGCGTAATGCTTTCGACTGCTGGCATGGATATCCGCGAGTCTGCGCAGATCAACGCTCACACTAAGGGCACTGGCGCGAACTACGTCACAGACGGCACTGGATCTGAGGGTGACACTGTTATCTCTCTCAAGACTGGCACTGGCACGATTCTGGCGGGTGATACAATCACTTTCGCTGGTGACGCGAATAAGTACGTTGTCGCTACAGCTCTCGCTGCTGGTGACGTGACTATCGCGGCTCCCGGTCTGAAAGCAGACGTAGCGGGCGACGTAGCGGTAACAGTCGGCGACGGCTACGCTGCAAACATGGCGTTCAACCGCGACGCGATCGTTCTCGTAACACGCGCTCCGGCTCGTCCAGTTGAAGGCGATCTCGCTGAAGACGTAATGCTTATGACTGATCCGCGTTCAGGTATCACGTTTGAAGTGTCTATGTATAAGGAATACCGTCAGGTTCACTTTGAAGTGGCACTCGCTTGGGGCGTCTCAGCCATCAAGCCAGAGCATATGGGTATCCTGCTCGGCTAAAAGTGATCGCGGGGCGTCTTCGGGCGCTCCGCATCATTCACGGAGAGTAATATGCACGCACTACCAACAGTAAAGATCGACCGGGATGGGCAAGCAGTTACCATCAACGAGTCTGATTTTGATCCCAAGACAATGACGCTATTCGGTGAAAAGCCAGCGGCAAAGCCGAAGGCAGCGCCGAAGAAGACTCGCAAGCCCAAAGCGGAGAGCTAAATGGCTACTATCATCGTCGAAGACGGCTCAATCGTCGCCAACGCTAACAGCTACGTTACAACTGCCGAGTTCACTCAGTATTGCGCAGACCGCAATATCACGATCTCTGGCACTTACGGTGACGAGTCGCAGTTGCTTATTTTGTCGATGGACTATTTCGAGCAACAGCCGTTTCGCGGCATTAAGTTTATCGAGACCCAGCCGCTCCAATTTCCGCGTTCGGATTTATGGATAGACGGCTATCTAACGAATTCAAGCCAGATCCCAGAATTGGTAAAAGATGCGCAGATTACAATCGCCATCTCTATCATGGCGGGCAACGATCCGCTCTCAACAGTAGATCGAGCGGTGAAGCGCGAGAAAGTAGACGTAATCGAGATCGAGTATATGGACAACGCATCATTCTCGACAGTTATTCGAAGCATCGGCAACGCAATGCGCAAGCTGGTCACGTCTAGCACTGGTGGCAATAACATCCGAACTATCCGGGGTTAATATGGGAATTAACTATAGCTCGCTCCAATCTACAGCGACTCGATTGCTGAAAGACAACGGGCAAGTTGTGCAGTTCGCATATAAGACCGGGGAAATCATCGATCCGGCTACCGGGCAGGTCACGACTCCAGCAACTAACAACACAATCGACGCATTCGCGGTCGTTCGTCGCTACGATAACGAAGAAGTGAACGGCTCAACGGTTCTCGCTTCCGATCTATTGCTGATAATTAACAATATAGCAACTGAGCCGGATGTCGCGTGGACTGTCACGGTCGATTCAAAGATCTGGCGAGTTATGAGTGTCAGAACTCTAAGCCCGGCGGGGACTAACATTGTCTACTATGTGCAGATCAGAATATGAGCGCAGCAGAGAAGGACATCAATACAGCACTATCGGTACGTCTGGCAGAATTCCAGACAGCCGGAGAGCCGCCGATCGCTTACGAGAACGCGGCATTCACGCCAGTTGACGGCGTATTGTATCTGCTGGAGACATTCATTCCGAACATCAAAGACCAGCTCGGACTCGGCCATTCAAGCGCCGACGATTACGAAGGGTTCTATCAGATCACGGTGAATGACTCACGCAGTAACAGAAGATTCACAGCGCAGGAACAGGCACGGCTGCTGATGCTGCACTTCCCGCGTGGCGCTGAATATACTTTTAACAGCGTAAAAGTTAAAATCACCAGCGCAAGAGTCTCGCAGGGTATCACCGAAGAGGGCTGGTACTCTGTCCCGGTAACGATCGAATGGCGGGCTATAGTGTGAGCTGGGAATCTGACTGGAAGAAGATCGAACAAAAGATCGACCGGACTCTGAATCAGGGCATCCGAGCGACTCTATTCGAAGTAAGCACGGCAATAATTAAGGACACTCCGGCAGATACCGGGCGTGCCCGTGGTAATTGGCAAGCATCCATCGGTCGCGGGGCGACTGGGGAAGTTTCCGTAGGTAGTGTGAGATCGGGCGAAGCCAAAGCAATCGCAGATGTCGACCAAACAGTGCGCGTGGCAGTGGGCGATCTCTACTATCTGACAAATAACCTTCCGTATATTGAACGTCTGGAGTATGGCTGGTCTAAAAAGCATCCAGACGGGATGGTTCGGAAGAATCTGCAAAATTTTAACCGCTTGTTCGTGAAGAATCTCAAAGCAGCAAGCAAATAAGAGGCAATTAACATGGCTATTCAAACATCTGCGGGCACTACTCTGGGCGTCGTCTCAGGTCTTCCCGCTACATACGACGCAGCAGGATTCGTGGCTCTCACATTCGCTACAGTTGGCGAGATTACTGAGATTCCAGCATTCGGCTCGGTTTATAACTTAATCACTCACTCGCCACTCGGTGAGCGTCGCGTGGTTAAGCGTAAGGGTTCGGTAAACGACGGAACTCTGACTCTCTCATTCGCCGCTGACGCTGCGGATACTGGTCAAATTGCTGCGAAAGCGGCTGCTGCGACCGATACAGAGGTATCAGTTGCAATCACTTACCCAGACGGCGAAATCGATTACTTCACTGGCTTGATCATGAGCTATCAAGTAAACGCTGGCGGCGTGGACAGCATCAAGTCGGACAGCATCGTATTAGAGCTGACAAATGCACCAGTAAACGTAGCGGCTTAATAAAACACACATTCGGGGCGTGACTTATGGATTTAGCGAGCATTGACTTACAGGCAGCAGCGGAAGAGGGAGTTGAAGTTAAACTCCAGCATCCGGCTAATGGCGAGTATCTAGTAGACGATGAGGGCGAGCATTTGACGATTACAGTTCTCGGCAAAGATTCGCAGACGTGGCAGAACGCCGCAAAGCGAGTTAATACCCGGAACGCGAATCGCTATAAAGATCGAAAGATCCCGAATGCAGTTCTCGAAGCAGCTCTCTATGAGATATTGGCAGAAAGCACGCTTAAATGGAGCAAGAACATCGAGTTCGACGGCGCGGCACTAAAGTGCAACAAAGAGAACGCGAATATGCTCTATGAGAAGCGCAACTGGATCGCCGAGCAGTTGATGGAAGCGGCAGGGGATCGAGCTAGTTATTTTTTGAAATAACGGGGCTGCTGGGCAAATACGTTCAGCAGTGGGCTTGGCTCTCGACCCGGGCTAAAGACAAAGAACGATCACGCATCGATATGATCGATAGTAATGAAATAGCCGGACGGTTCCCAGATGTGGAGCCGTTCGGCTATATCATAGAAATACTCAGCAGAATTGGAGTCGCATTAAATAGCGGCAACGGGGTTCATGGGCTGACTTGGCAAGAGATCGATGCTTTTGTGGCGAGAACGCATTTGCATCTAACAGGATGGGAAGCCGAGACAATAAAACGGCTATCCGCTCTATATGCCAGCAGTGTGCTAAAATACGACAATCAGGACGTTCAATCGCCCTACCGCACCGAAGAAGAACAGAGCGACATTGCCAAAGGCATGAAGTCAGTTCTACGCGGACTCGTTATTAAGGACAAGCATGGATCTAGCAACGATACAGATCAAAGTCGACACTCGACAAGTCAAAGCGGCTAACGACGATATCTCTAAGCTCGGCAAGACCGGGCAAGAGACAAGTGAGAAGGTAAACGCCGCAAACGACGACATGGCGAAAAGCGCCAAGAGTACAACGTCGGCATTCAAACTGCTGGGCGGCGCTATGGCTGCGCTCGGCGTCGGCGCATTGGTAAGCAACTTCGCCCGGACGGTTACAGAGTCGGAGAGATTAAAAGGCTCTCTCAAGACGATGACCGGAAGCACCGAAGA